GTAGTCGTCCCCAATCCCGCACGGGAACGCCTTAATACCGCTTGTGAGTGAATATACCCCGATTACGCAGGTGGTGTAATACTGGTCGTGCTTGTGGATTTCTCCCTCTACGGCCTCCTGCATGGCCCGGCTCTCCTTGTAATATTTGAGATTTTGCAGCATACCTTATTCCTCCTCCATTTCCTTTAACTTCTCAATAACTCTGTTGAACGCCCACTTACCGTTTGCGGTAATTTGACGCTGCCATGCTCCCTGCGACGGAGCCCACTTGAAGCCGTTGGATTTCAGCAAGGTACGGACATCTGCATCTGGCTTTCCGTCGAAGATAATCTGGTATCGCATGGCTTCCGTGTTCTCCACCGCCTTAAAGGTCTTGAACTCCTGCTCCGAGGTTCCTCTCTCTTTGGCCGCCTTGAGGCTCTTAATACGCCCCTCGATACGGTGGATATTCGCATTGTTGTTCGTGAGTTCATAGCTCGCATAACCCAATCTGTTGCAGAAATCCGGGGTGCGCAGCTTCTTGATTTCCTCCTCGCTGAAACCAAGCTCTCTCAGTCTGTCGTCGCCTGCCTCTGTATCTTTCAAGCGGATAGCCTTATTCGCCGCTTTCATAAGTTCCTGCAGGTTCTTCAAATCTTCCAGTTTCTCCTCCAACTTCTCGATTGCCCTCTCGTCGTCGGACTTGATGATTTCCTTGCCGTAGAGAATACCCTCAATCTTTCTGAGAATACTCTGAATGTCGTTGTAGAACTGGTGGTTACGCTCCCATGCTGCGACCTGTCTCTCTTTCTTTTTAGTCGGGAAGTTACCGGCTCCACTGATAAGAACCGACGGACACATCATGCCGATACTGCTGTCCTTGTTGTAATACTCCGCCATTTTCTTTGCGTAGCGTTCCGCCAGTCGGTAGGCTCTCTCTGCCTCTGCCGGTCTTTTATCTGCAACCTTATCCGCCAGCTCATACG